GTTGATGTGAGTTACGGCGCCAAGTAAAAGTGTATTCGGCACCCATCAATCTGCCCAGCGTTTCGTGATACTGCGCTAGGAAGTCGTATGTTGCAAGAGCGCCACTGTTGCTGCTTCCAGTGCTGTTCAGGAAGGTGTTGTAATAGTTGGCTTCGAAGGGTTCAAAGTCCACGCCGGTTGATGTTGTGCCTGATGGGCGTCCGTAAAGGTCGCGGACTTCAACAACGTCGTCGGGGAATTGATACACGTTTTGGTCTTCTACCACGTCGAAATAATGGAAATCTTCCTCGACAGCATTCTCACTTCGTTGTCTGTATTTTTCTAAGGCTTTGTCGATTGCGAGCTCGTAGTGCTCTGGGTCGAGTTCTACGTCTACCATTTGTCCACCCAAACGAAGTTCGAGTTCTTTAATGATTTTGCTGCGGTCCATTGTGTGTATACTCCTGCTGATGGTATTTATCCGCTAGGACAAATAAATACTCAAGCAACAGGGGCTGACATGCGACTATACCACCTCACGGAAAATAAAGACTATGCACTTGCTAAACGAGTGTTCAAGACCTTATCACATCAAGCCCAGCAAGCATTGGGTTCATGGGAATGGGCAAACTGGGACAACGGTGATCTATCCCAATCGTTTGAACGCAATGATGCCATAGCGCAAGAGATCGAGACAGCATTTGCTCCCATTCGTGATGACATGCGACGACGCTATGGCGACACTATCACACTTTACCGTGGGATATCTCCATCAGAACGACCAGTGAGATCCGATCGCCAACTTTTCTCCTGGACTAGCAGCCGAGATATCGCCCGTCACTTTGCTGGTGAAGACAGACGATTTGACAACGTAAAGCCCATTCCTGATGAAGCAGTGCACCAAGCTCTCGCCAATTTCAAGCGCCGCGGCTTTGTCACTTTTCGTAACAAGAAATACATGCTAAACAAACGCAATCCCAAATACTATGAAATCTACAATCGTCATGGGCAGAGTATCACAGATGGCGACAATCTCGAACGCGAATTATGGGATGAACAGCGGGCGTATAACGACATTCTCAAGAAGAAATCTGCAGGGCGAGTAGTATCACATGCAATCCCAATCGATGATATTGTGTGGGTCCTAATGGGTGGCAATGCCAACGAGTATATCGTTCGCGGGTTCGCCGAATAAATACTGGAAAGGATCAGCTATGCCAAGACTGAGTATGTGGAAGCCCAACAAGACCAATGATTACAAATTCATTGACAGAATCATTCGCGAGCAATTCCACGTGGGCGGGACTGGCACGATCATTCACAAATACATTGGACCACAAGAGGGTCCCAACCTAGACGATCCAACCCAGCCTGACTACCAAAACGATGACCTGATCAACGAGACCACAATCCAGGACCTGTTGTTCCTTGAAAACCGTGACCGCAAGTATGACCAGGACTTGTATGAACTGCGCGGCGTTTACAACGTGAGCGACAACGATTTTGATCTCACTCAGTTTGGTTTGTTCCTGACCAACGACACTCTCTACATGACGTTCCACATGAATGAAATGGTTGAAGTGCTGGGCAGAAAGCTAATGAGCGGCGACGTGCTGGAATTGCCACACTTGGTTGAACTCTACAGCTTGGATGCCAGCAGCCCGCCTATTCCCAAGTTCTACACTGTGACCGACGGTAACCGTGGTGGTGAAGGATTCAGCGCAACTTGGTGGCCACACCTATGGCGTGTCAAACTGGAACCCATTACTGCTAGCCAGGAATTTGATGACATACTTGGACGGGCTGATGAGGACGACAGCATGAAGAACATTTTCAGCACCTTTGCGGCAGAGCTAGACATAAGCGAAGCGGTTGTGGACAGTGCAGCTATCAACGATCCCATTGGCGGGGCTACTCAGCTCGTGTCGCATCTGCATAACTACTTGGACTTGCAGGGCTACGATTGGGATCCTGGTGAGACTGTTTCACAGGGAGACATATTCCCATCCAGCCCCAACCAAGGCGACTTCTTTATTCGCACCGACTTCCAGCCCAATCGACTGTTCGTGTATCGTGACACCAAATGGGTTAGAATGTATGACAACGTTGACGACCGCACTTGGAGTGACAGAACCTTTAACGGCTCCACGTTCATTAACGACAAAAAGACAGACGTTGCTAAAGGCAACGAATACAAATCACGTCAGAGCATCAGCGACGCTATTTTACCACGCGCTGATTTTGACGAAGGTCCAGGGAACGGCTAATGATCTTCTTTTATGACAACCAGATTCGCAAATACCTATTGCAGTTTGTGCGAATCTTTGGTTCGTTCACTGTGCAGAAGGGCTATGACCTACAAGGTGCGCCCATTTATGAGCGTGTGCCTGCACGTTACGGAGACATGAGCCGTCAAGCTGGCCACATCCTCAAGGGCAATAACGAAAACATGCTGAACGCGGTGCCGTTCATCAGTTGTTACGTGAACGCACTGGACATGAAGCCTGACCTGCGTCGTTATCCACAGTTTGAAGAGACCCTACAGGTCATCGAGAAGAAATTCGACGAGGACTCACATTCTTACGTTGATGAGCCTGGCCAAAGCTATGACGTCACACGCTACCAGCCTGTGCCCTACTTACTCACCATGAACGTGGATATTTGGACCAGCAACACTGACCAAAAGCTTCAGTTGCTGGAGCAAATTCTTGTGCTGTTCAATCCAGGCATCAACCTGCACACAAACCAGAACCCACTTGACTGGACCAGCCTTGCATACTGCGAGATGACTGGCACCAGCTGGTCAAGCAGGACTCTGCCCAGTGGCACGGACACTGTGATTGACATTGCCACGCTGACGTTTGAAATGCCTATCTTCATCAACCCACCTGTCAAGGTGCGTCGCATGAACATTATCCAGACCATCCTTACTCAGTTGCACACACTGGACCTAGAGGATTTTGAAAACTGGACAGTGGAAAGTGAAACTGGTCCCAATAGCAGCTTTGTGGTCACCACATTGGAAGATTATTGGATCCGGTTTGAAGATGGGGTAGCAGTGTTGATCGACAATCGTAACAACAATCCATCACCCAATTGGAAAGAAGATGTGTTTAGTGCCTATGGTGAAATCCGTCCAGGCATCAGCCAGATTCGTCTGCGACAAGGCGGTGACGTTACTGATCCAGACAACGATGTAATTGGCACCATCGACTATGATCCAAATGACCCGCAAAAACTGTTGGTCACAATTGATGCTGATACATTGCCTTCTGATACACAAGGAACAGTTGACGCCATCATCAATCCTCAAGTAAACTATCCAGGTGACGGCAACTTGGCCAGTGCCACTGTGGGTGACCGATACCTAGTTTTGGATCAGGTTCCTGATGGTGGCGCATGGGGCACAATTGTTGCTGACGCAAACGACATCATTGAATACAATGGTTCATCCTGGGTGGTTAGTTTTGACGCTAGTGCAAACTCCAGTGTGCATTATGTAACCAACAGCGCCAGCGGCGCCCAGTTCGAATGGACTGGCGAGTTCTGGCAGAATAGCTCAGAAGGCACCTACCGTGAAGGTTGGTGGAGACTGTATATATGACGTTTAGAGCCAGCGGCTGCATCTTACTCAGCGTGGACACTCGGCGTATCTTGCTACAACTTAGAAGCCCAGACCGCAAAAACAAGAGCTATTGGGGCTTTTGGGGCGGTGGTGTTCAAGCTGGCGAGATGCCTGTGCAAACCATTGAACGTGAACTGGTCGAAGAGATCGGATTCCTACCTGACATCATCAAGTTCTATCCATTGCATAAAATGGTCAGCAATGACGATTCGTTTGAATACGACACGTTTCTTGCAACTGTGCCCACCGAGTTTATTCCCACGATTAATGATGAGAGTGAAGGATACGCCTGGGTTAATTACGACCGTTATCCAGTCCCATTACACCCAGGCGCAAAGCTTGTTCTAGAAAGTCCTAGAATCGTTAGCAAGATCCGAACAATTGTTCAGACCCTGGATCATTCCCAACCATAAATGAACGCTATATTGTGGGCAACTGTTCCGACAGTGTCTGCAGTTCCGATCTTCTTCTTAACCAGTGCAATAAACTCACCTGGGTTAACGTAGATTGGTGCATCGCCAAAGTCAACAAACGAACCTCCTGGCTGTGAAATTATTGTGCTAGCTGCCTGTGTTACCACTTGTGCTTGAGTAAATGCTGGCAAAGAAACGCGGCGTGGTGCTTTAGTGGTAGCAGTTTCAGTCGTGTTCAGTGCTACAGCCGTATGACCGAATGCTAGGCTCCACTGCGATACGTGCGGACCACCAGTAATTGCTGCTTGAACAAACGACATCAAACTGACACCTCTGATTACCAAACGACGACCACTAAATGTAGCAGATGCTGCTGGAACCTGGAAGCTACAAATAATCAAGTCAGTGTTCACCGCTGCTGATGCAGTTTCCCAGAACTGGCCACCTAGGCCTACACCAAGTGCGGCAGTGGTGTTGGTCGGAACGGCTGCGGTTGGGTTGGCACTGTTGGCATAGTTAGCCAAACTGCCCATTGTTCCGCCGCTTTGGCCCTGATAGGAACCATACATGCGGTTACCAAGAGTGCTCAACACGGTGCTATGGTTTGCACCACCTACTCGCACGTTGTATGATCCCAACAATGCTTGAATTACACCGCCGGCGGCACCACCAACGATACGATGCTTGAGGAAGAACTGCCCACTACCAACAGCACTCATTCGGCTTTGTCCAGCTGGTAGAGGAATTTTCCCCAGTTTAAATGCACCATTACCATCGTTTACCCAAAACTCGGCTTCAATTCCTGTGTGGTAGACAATGAATTGGTAACGTTTGTTGGCGGTGTAGGCCCACGGCGTAACAAAATCTTCACCAGTGAAAACACCAGTGCTAACCTCTGCACCGTTAAAGCTGGAGATGCCTTGCAATCCCGCACTGTTCAACCTAAAAAATACGCCGTCTGTGGGTGCCACAGTTTGAGCACCTGCAATTCCTAGACCAAATTCAATGAACGTGTTAGTAACTGGCTGAGCACTAAACGCAATTTCAATGTCTGCGCTGAGTGTCTGTGTTCCGTTCATTGGGAAATATGCG